TCCATGATATGAACAAGCCATTGCTTACATATTATAGCACCAGCACCTTGAAGTAAAGTGTTTAATGCCGCATGTTCTGACCTAATATGTAATAACCTACCATCCAATGCAGGGATAGTACCACCCTTAGACCATCTCACTACATTCTCTCTTAATCTTTTCAATGCTGGTGTACGTTCTAAAAACTTTTTAATAAGCATTTGCCCTGCGGCTGGACCCTTACCAACTACATTACCAATCTTAGCTGGCCCTGCACCATAGAGAAAAGCATAGATAAAAGTCTTGGCTTGGTCTCTGGTTCTTAATCCAGCGGCTTGCTGATTAGCTGTGTGTACATCNCCCGTCAATACGATGTTCGTATACTCAGGGTCATTCATGTAGTGAGCCAAGCATCTCAGTTCAAGACCACTGGCATCAACACCTACCAAGCGATATTTAGTCGTATCATCAACGCCCCATAATCCCCTAGATTCTCTGCCGTAGCTACTAGAGATAGAGGGAACTTGTGCCATATTAGGTACTGCATGTGCCATCCTTCCTGTTATGGTACGCAGTGTCATTACTTTGCCACGTACACGGTTGTCTTCTTGGCATTCTGATATCCAAGACTTTAATAAGCCAGTGCGTTTCTGCAATAGGAAATACCTGTTAAACATTTCTGCCTCTGGCATTTTAATTTTTGATAAGACTGCTTCGTTAATAATAACATTACCCTTATCAGTAAACTTCTTTGGTGTCCATCCACGTTTCTGCAATCTGTCAGCTATCTGTTGCCGACTGCCAATGTTGAATGGTATCTTCTTTGTCTTTGTCTTTAACTCTACTATAGTTGGTTCAAACTCTTCTTCTGCTTTACGCTGTAGCTCAGATAATTCATCCTGTAATTGAGCCAGTAATATCATACCATCTTTCAGATTAAAAGCAAACCCATTCTTTTCTTGCTTATCTATAATGGCACGTACATCACGCTCTAATTTATAAGACTTGGAACTAAAACCACNACCTTCTTCTTCAAGTTTCTGAGCCAATAATCTTGTTACTTCTGTATCACGTTTACAATACTCCAACATCTCTGGTGTATATTCTGAGAAGTCATTGAAGTCACCTTTCTCATAGCCAAGTCTTTTACCCCATGCTTCAAGCGAATGACCATCATCTCTAATAGGGTTATATAATTGAGATTCAATTAGTGTATCACGCACCTGATTTAATTTTATATTNGAACCTGTTAAACGGTTTAGGACAGGAGCATCAAAGCTAATACCATTGTGCATAATAAAGGTATCAATTTGATTAGACCACACCGCAAAGTCTTTACACTCCTGTCCCACCCATGTCTTAACTTTATTTGTTTTATAACACCTCGCTACAATACAATGTATCTTTGTTGCAGTTAAACTATCTGTTTCAATATCAACTATCACTGTTGTCATTTGATTTTTTCCATATCATTGGAGGCTTATCAAAATACTCACTATCTAATGCATGACTTAATTTAATCCTGCTAATCACATCCTCCCTGCCAAATCGTTGATACTTCTTGTAGATAGCTTGTGTTGAACTGTTGACATACTTATCAGATACAGCATCTAAACAAAACTTTAGCAGCTTGGCTCTATTAATAAAAATATATTCATCCTTTTGCTCAAACACAATATAGTCTGCGTCACCATAAAGCCATCCTTTATTTCCCCTGACGTTTTTAAATTCTACCCACGTATACTCATCATCAAACTTTGCATTAGAGCGTGATGCTTTCTTACGACTCTTAACATCTACTGAAAACGACTGACCATTTTTTTCAAGATGAAAGTCTATATGCTTAAACATATCGTCGTTTCGCGTAGACTTAGTAACTAAATAATTTTTACTCTCAGCTTCTTTACGAAAGTTATTTTCTGTAATCCAGCCATTCATCATTCATTCTCCACAAAGGGGTTATTAATCTCAGTCATTCTACCAGTTTCTTTATTGTAATGCAAGTAGCAAGCAACACCTGTCTCACCAGTGTACCTATTCTTTAGAATACGTATGGTTGTAGTATTGGCTTCTGTCTCATCGTCTGCTTGCTGGTTCCTTTCCAAGGCTATGACTCCATCAGAAAGATGTGCAATGCTGGCAGAGCCGCGCAGATGTGAGAGAGATACCTCACGCCCGTCTTCATGCCCCCTATCACCTGCTGGCCTACGTAGGTGGCTAACAAGCAATAAAGATATACCTGTTTCTTCCACAAGAGAACGTAGCTTGGTCATAAGAATATCAATGGACTTACGCTCATCACCCATATCTTCCTGACCTGACACAAGAATAGATAGATGGTCAAGTATTACCCACTTACATCCTAAAGCTTTGGACATATACCTAACACGGGATAATATTTCTTCATTGGAGATTGAACCAAAGTGGTCAAAGGCAAAGAACCTTTTAGTTCCTATGGTTTTATCTTGCCATTCACGTAGTTGTTCGGATGAGAACTGGTCACGCACTTCTTTAATGTAAAGCCTAGCGTTGGCCTCGACACTCATGATGTTGAAAGCTGTGTTGCGTACACTTTCTTCCATTGCCAAGACACCAATATTATCTTTGGTGTTCATCATGAGGTGGTGCATGAGTTCACGCATGATGCTGGACTTACCCATACCAGCACCACTGGTGAACGTGACAAGCTCACCCGTTCTCATCCCATAAGTTTTTTCATTAAGGCCAGACCAAGGATAAAGACAAGTATCACAATAATTTTCCTCATATAAACTATCTCCTAAGTCATGTAGATTAATAATACCAGCAGGAGTAAATGGTTTAGCCGCCCACCACAGAGTCATAAAGTCTTCTGACTTACCAATCTTGAGATATTCATTGGCATCCTTTAAATCCAAAGACATTATCTTACATTTATTGGGTTCAAAGATTGCAGCTACATCATCAGCGGCTTGCCTACCAGCTTTATCATTATCAAAACATAAGACAATATTATCAAACTGATTAAGGTATTCAAAGGATTGCTTACAGTTTGATGCCGCTGATGCCGCACCATTTTTGAGAGATACGACAGGCCATTTAGAACCCATCATTTGATAGGCACTCATGGCATCAACTTCACCCTCACATACAGTAATGTACTTGCCCTTTTGCGTGAAGATGTGTTCACCAAACAAACCAGCAGAGGTCATTGGTCCTTCAGACCAGAATTTTTTGTTTAATGTATCACGAACTTTATTGGAAATGTGATTACCATTCTTATCAAAGTATTGGTAGATATGATGGGTAGTCATAGAGCCTTGTTTTTTTGTTAATGTTTTATATATCATAGCGGTATTCTTGACAATCTTTCGGTCAGGAATATCTCCATATTCTGCATTAACATTATTTTTAAGTGGTGCTGTAGACATATTATCTAATCCTTTTTTCCAAACTTCATAAGAAAAACTTTCTCTACCGTCTGAGAAAGTATGATGGTCACAACTAAAACAATGAGTCTGCCCATCAGGATAAAAATGTTTTGCGTCTGATGAACCACACTCAGGACATGGGCCTTTGTATCCTTTTTCTTCTGGTTGCACTGTGTTCCCCTTTCTTTATAGAATATGCGGTAGAGGGTTTAACTCCTAACATATAACATAGGCTTCCTCTATCGTCAAGCTCCATCTTTGCTTCACGTTTAGTTCTAAAACTTTTAATGNGTATATCTTTNTAATAAATATTATACATCTTCAAAAGTTTCTTTCCATAAGTTGTCTACAAATTCTTCCTTATCCTCCATCATCTCATTGAGTTCTATCTTTGCAAGATACCTTGCTTCTTTAATATCATAGCCTTCTTCTTTGTACTGCTTCAGAAGATTACGAAAAAGAGATTGCCTATCTCTCTGCCAGAAATTTTTAATCATTTCCAATGACATCCTTTTCGTGGTCTTCTATGAATTGAAGTACGTCATCACTATCTAAAGGGTCATACCCATTATCAAGCATCATATACCAGAGGTCAGCAGGATACCCTAAAGACTTTCGTAAAGTCTCTTGTCTTTTTTTCCAATATGAATAAAAATTAATTATCTCTGCTGTCATCTAATTCTACCCATGCACTACCACTCACAATACCATTCTCCTGCTTTGCTTTTGATAGTTCTTCTCTAAGTTTTTTAATTGTTTCTTCTTGACGTTTCAACTGTACCTTGAGGGTACTTACATTTTTATGTAGCTGAGAAACTATAGCATTGTATTGGCTAATGGAGTCTGTCAATTCTAATCTCCCCTTCACTGTTAGCCATCACTTCATTGTCAATGCCCATTGAATTTAAAAATTTTAAAGCATCTTTTACTGTTTCAAACTTCATAGGAAAACCTACTGGATTTGTCATGATATCAAAGCAATCGAAATTATTTGCA